CCAACAGATGCTGCATTGAATCTTGCTAATGGAGATCTTTCATTAACTATCGGTGCACATCAATTCCGTGGAGAGAAGACATTTACACCGACAGATGTTGCCTATACTCCTTCTACAGGTATAGCGACATTAACAATTAAAGGTCATACTATTCAGGCAGGTGACTTTGTTCAGGTTGCTAAAGAATCACTTACATTTACCTGTGCACAAGATAGTCATCAGACTAATCATTCTTATCCAAGAACCACCGATCCTGTCTATAGAGAGTGGATTCAGGTTCTTTCTGTAACAAATGATACAATTACTGTTCTCTTCGGGGCAACAGTTGCAGGTAATTCAGATCATATATTTGTATCTGCTGCAGATAACTGTATTGCATTAAAAGGAGATACTATCAAGTTAACAGATGGTAGCATCGTAATGAGTTGTGATAATGGTGGTGTCAGTAACCAGTCTTATCCTAGAACTGATACTATTTCATATACTCCAACAGGTGCAGATTACGATCCTTCTACTGGAGTCATGACTGTTACTCATGGAGGGGGAGCAGGTGCCTTTGTGAACGGTGATCAAGTTAAGTTTGATGATAATGCTATTGTATTCACTTGTGCTGCTGGTGGTGGCACACACGCTTATCCTAGAGCATCAGATCCTGCTAGTGGTAGATGGTTAACTATTTGGGATGCTGACGATACAACCTTCAAGGTTCAGGTATTGGATACAATTCCTTCTACAAATACCAGTGTACATGCATTCTCCAGTGCTGTTAATAATGGCATGAAGAAGAAGAAAGACTGGGCGTATGATAGACCGATTCCAATCAAGAGTGTTGGATATTCAAATCATGCTGTAACAAATGCTACATATGATCCTAGTACAGGTGTACTAGTAGCAACAGTTGCAGGTCATGGATTCTCAAATGGCGAATATGTTAAAGTAAATCAAGGTGCATTGAAGTTTACATGTAATAAGGATAGTAATGCAACAGTTAAGAGTTACCCAACACTAGAAGATCCTTATTATGATGAGTGGGTAAGAGTAAGAAATGTTACAACTGATACATTTGAGATTAATGTTGGAGTTGCAGGTCCTAATGGACAGCACACCCATACATTTGTACCAGAGGGTAAATTAACACCTACCTCAGGAGCATATAATCCAACAACAGGTGTTATGACTATAACTATTCCTAATCATGGATTTGTTGCTGGTGATGAGATCAAGGTTGATGACAATGCGTTCAGATTCACATGTATGGAAGACTTTGATACCACATACCATGATTATCCTCGTTCCACAGACCCAATCAGCGGTCAGTGGGTTAAGATCTACAATGTCACAACTGACACCTTTGATATACAGGTTTTAAACAGTGTACCGTCTACTAATACAACTGATCATACGTTTATTTCCGCAGTTGCTAATTCGATTACTCGCTCTGCCATCAGGAAGCAAACTGGCGTTATTACGTTTAATACTAATAATAGAGATGCTGCTATTACTCATCAGTACGCTCATAGTTTTGTATCAGCAAGTGCTACAGCCGTCATAGCAGGTGGTAATTATACTCATACCTTTGTACAGGCAACATCTGGTGCTGTTAAGACTGGTGGTGATTATGTACATACATTCGTCAATGCTAAACCTACTTCTGTAAAATATGGATATACTCACTTATACACAGGAAATGCAATTGCTAATCCTGTAACAAGAGGTTTAATAACATCTGGTGGTCATGAGTACGATAGATTAGCTGATGCAGGTAGATTGATACGGGCAAACTTAGATTTCATTGCAACTACTGCATATGGTAGAATGCTTGCATTGAATCCTACTTTTGATGGTGATCTCTATAAGAGAAAATGTATTCGTGATACTAAGTTAATTTCTGAAGCAGTAGCAAACAATATTGAGTTTGGTGGAAATGATGGTGTTTATGATGCAGCAAACTTCTATGTTGGAACTGTACACCTAACTGGTGAAGAAGATCAATCTGTACAGGTATTCAATGCTGCTAGAGATATCTGTCGTGAGGTAATGCGTAATATCACTGTTACAACTAATTACGTTACTGAAGGATCACAAGTTAAGGATCTTACTATTACTAATGATAGTGGAGACAATACCTATACTACAGCAGACTGTAGCGATATTGCATCTGCCATTAGCACACTATGGGGAATAGTAACACAGGCAGTAGGAACAACTGCAGGTGGTTCAGGTAACTTGAATAACATTACTAGAACTTCTTCTGGATCTCCTGAATTCCAAGTTGAGATTGATACAGTAACATTTGATGGAGTTGATACTACATTTAACGCACAGGTCAATGGTTCAAACTACTCATTACCTGCAAGTGATAACTTCTTAATATTCTTGAATAGTATTCTTCAACTTAAAGGTAGTACTGAATCATATACTTACACAGGTAGTGCAATTACATTTAATGAAGCACCTGTTAGTGGTATGGACTTCTATGGATTCTACTTTGGTAAATTAGTTCTCTTAGATGATCTTTCTCCATTCTTTGATAATAGTAAGGAAACCTTTACTATGACACTACAAAATGAACCATTCTCATTAGAGAGTGATAATGAGAATGTAGAACCATCAAATAACTTGATGATATTCATTAATGGAGTATTCCAAGAACCTGGTGTTGCATACTCTCTTAATGGATCAATTATCAAATTTAGTGAAGCTCCAAGAGCAAATTCTCAAGCATCCTTGTACATCTATACTGGATCTGATGAGGATATATTTGTTTCTAATACATTCAACTCAATTGATCCTACAGATAGACTCCAAGTTGCTAGTGAGGGATCTGATCGTCTAATCGCAACAGTCTCAAGTGCGACTTCAGTTGATACTTACGAATATGTTGGACTTAGACCTACCACTGCTTCATTTACAGCAGTATTAACTAACGGTGTTGTTACTGACATTATTATTGACAATCCTGGTAGCAACTATGAAGATCCTCCAGTTCTTCTATTCCAAGGAGGTAGCGGAGTTGGTGCTAGTGCAACTACTACAATTGAACCAGGTAGCGGTAAAGTACTCACTACTACTATTACAAATGGTGGTACTGGATATTTAACTGTACCAACAATAGTTCCTGTTCACGCTGTTGATATAGAAAGAAAATCTAGAGATAGAATCATTTCTAATTCCCTTGCTTTAGGATGTACATATCTCACTAGTTCTATTAGTGATAGTGATACAACTATTAATTGTAAGAATATATACTATGATACTACTCAAAGAATTGGTTTCCCCGATGAAGGTGAAGTATTAATACCATTCTATGATACAACTGTTACTCCAAACAGATGGAATGTAGAAAGAATTCTATACGGGTCTAGAAATACATCTGCTAATACAATAACTGTAGCAACAGGTGGTAGAGGATATAGAGGAACCACTGCAGCTGCACACACTGTTTTGACAGGAACATACAGTGCGTCTGGAACAACTTGTACCGTAACCGTTACATCAGCTGCGGCTCATAATTATGTAACTGGTATGAAAGTTTTCTTAGACTTTACAAGTGGACCTACAGCAGAACCAATAAACTGGGGTTTTGATGGAGAGTATGCAGTTACAGTGACATCTGGGAACGCATTTACGGTAGAATTCCCATTCAGTCAAACATCAAGCGGAAACGTCTCGATTCTGCCAGAAGTTCGTCTGAGATCATTATAAATAACAACAAAAGCTTAATGGCATGGCATTAGTTACTGACAAATTTAGAATATACGCTGCGGAAAGCTTTAGAGATACACTACTGACTCAAAATAAAGTGTTTATGTTTGTTGGTAGAGCTAAGTCTTGGGGTAGTACAGATGTACCACCCGCAGGTGAACCGATTGATAGTTTTACCTATCAGTCAGATACTTATGCTGATTCTGTTGCCTTTAAGCGTGTAGATATTTCAGATACTGCTCTTGTAGTACCAAGAGTTGATTGGATTGATCCTTCACAAACTACAGGTGGTGTAGGACGTACATACTCAATGTATAAACCAGATTATGCACCAGCAAAAACTACTGCAAACGGATCTTCTAGATTGTATGACAGTAATTTTTATGTAATGAATTCAGACTTCAACGTCTATAAGTGTCTTTATAATGGTCAAACTCCTGAATATCCAAGAGGAAGACCCTCTTTAGTAGAACCAACTGGTACTTCAACTACTATCATTGAAACTGGTGATAGTCCTGGTAATTACTCCTATCGTTGGAAGTATATGTACACTATTGATGCGGATAATATTCTAAAGTTTGTTACTTCTGAATTTATTCCTGTATTATCAAACTCTCTTGTTAAATCTGCTGCAGGTGATGGTGCTATTGACAGTGTAGTTATTGAAAATGCAGGTACTGGTTATAACAACAAAGAATATACTGATGTTCCTATTCGCGGAGATTATGAAGTCAACGGTGGAACTCAAGCAAAGTGTACTGTAAAAGTAACTTCTGGTTCTGTTGAATCTGTTACCATCACAACTGCAGGTTCTAAGTATACTTTTGGTACTATTGATGTTGCACTCATTCCTAACATTGGAAATGGTGTTGGTGCATCTTTAGATGTTGTTATTCCTCCTAATAATGGACATGGTGCTGATGCTGTTAGAGAATTAGGTGCATATCGTTTAATGTTTACTAGTAAATTAGAAACTAGTAGTGCATTTGTAGATTTTCCAAATGATTTGACATATAGAAGAGTTGGATTAGTTTTAAATCCTTTTGATTACAATACAACAACTGTTTGTAGTCAAAATACTAGATCTGCTGTTAAAGCAATGATTTTTCCACAAGGAACAAGTCCCTCTGTTCCAGGAGCACCCACTGGTGCATTTACTCCTGGTGAAACCATTACTCAAACTACTACGAATGCGAAAGGATTTGTAGTATCATATGATACAACAACTAGAGTATTGAAATATTATCAAGACTCAGTTGATGGTACACAGAATGGAAATGTGATTGCATTCTCTGGTGATAATCAGATTACATCATCTCAAAATGCTTATACTGCAACTCCAGACACAACGTTTGGAACATCAGCTAACCAAGAAACACAGATACAGATTGGTGTCTCTGTGTATGAATTAGGTCTTTCCTTTGTTGGTGGATATGCTAATCAAGAAATCCAAACTAACTCTGGAGAAATCCTCTACATAGATAACAGAAACCCAATAACAAGATCTGCGGATCAAAACGAAGAGCTCAAAGTAGTAATTGAATTCTAAATGGCACAGAATACTAACCTGAATATAGCTCCTTACTTCGACGACTTTGACTCTAGTAAGGGCTTCCTAAAAGTACTTTTCAAACCTGGCTATCCAGTACAGGCTAGGGAACTTACTACGCTGCAAAGTTTAATGCAGAATCAGATAGACTCCTTTGGACAAGGTGTTTATAAAGAAGGTGCTCAGGTAATTCCTGGTGGTATTACTTTGAATAAGGATGTTGCATGTGTAATTATCCAAAACAATTATCTTAATCTTGACGTTGAATTATATCGTACTCAACTTGATAACTTAGTTCTTAAAGGTTCTACTTCTGGTGTTCGTGCTCGTGTCTTATTTTCTATTAGTTCTACTACATCTACTAGAAATAACATAACTTTTTATATAAATTACTTACAAAAAGCAGACGATAACGTCACAACCACCTTCACGGATGGAGAAACACTCACCTGCGAAAGCGACATTACTTACGCGGCTACAACTATTGCTGCTAATACACCTCTTGCTCAACTCTTAAACTCAAATGCAAATTCTAAGGGTTCCACTGCTAACGTTGGTGCAGGTGTTTATTATGTTAGAGGATATTTTGCTCCTGTAGCAGAACAAACTCTTATATTAGATCAGTACGGAACTGATCCAACATATAAAGTAGGTTTAAAAGTAGAAGAAAAAATTATAACTGCTGATGAAGATGAGAGTCTATATGATAATGCAATAGGAAGCACAAACTTCTCGGCACCTGGTGCAGATAGATTTAAAATTAACCTAACATTAGTTAAGAAGAATATTGCAGATCCTAACTCTGCTGACTTTATAGAATTACTTAGAACTAATGTTGGTGAGATTGAGAAGAAGGTAGAAAGAAGTGACCTTGGATTTATTAATGATATACTCGCCACTAGAACTAAAGAAGAATCTGGTGACTACTATGTCAAGAAATTTGAGGTAGATGTTAGAGAAAATCTTAATGATGGATTTAATAATGGGGTATATCCAGAAGGTGCTAGAACTGGAGATGGCAATACAGCTGATGAAGCAAACATAGCAGTACAATTATCCAGTGGTCAAGCTTATATTTCTGGATATAGAACAGAACGTCTATCTACAACATATAAAGATGTATCTAAACCAAGAACTTTTGTAGAAGAGAACAACAAATTTATTGCTACTGATATTGGGAATTATGTCTTTATGACAAATGCCCATAAAGCACCTGCCATATATGAAGTTATTAACTTAAGAGATGAAATAACTGGAACTCCTGGTACTGCAGCTGGTGATATTATTGGTCAATCAAGAGTTCTCAACTTTGCTTATGAATCAGGTACGGTTAACAACCAAAGTACGGTTTACCGTACAAATTTAATTGATACCAAGTTTTTTACTAGACTTGATTGTCAAGCAAGTGAAAACTGGCAGTTAGGTGACTTTATTGTAGGTAAAAGTTCTGGTGCTACTGGATTCGTAGCAATTACTAATGCATCTAGTCAAGTAGGATATCTTAGTGATGTAGTAGGAACATTTGTACAAAACGAAGAATTAGCTTTAAACTCACAAAGCAATGCTGCTTTTGGTCAATTAGATAACAACGCAGACGCTGTTAAATCTTATAACTTTAGTGATGTAAAGTCATATAGTTTTGGAAGTGGTGGAACTGCTGATGCAGTATTGGATGTCAATGTAGCATTACCTGGTTCAGGTCCTATTGTATCTTCTATAGCTGGAAATAATTCTTCTCCACCCTATCAAACTGCTACTGTAACTGCAACTCTTTCTAACTTTAATGTTCAGTTAAAAGTGGGTGATATCGTTCAATTTACAAATAATAACGTAATACACAAAGTCAAAGTTACTGCTGTCACTGATGCATTCAACTTTAATGTACAGAAAGTAGAACCTGGTTCTGGTGATATGGCTAATGAAGCTATTACTGGTCAGATAGTTAGATCACGTCCTGAACTTAAAGAAGGACAAAAGAATAAATTAGTTACTGCTCTTGGATATGATGCAGTAAAGAATACTAATAAGAATAATACACAGAATCCATCAGGATCATTTAGAAAGTATTTTGCTGGTGGAGCAGCATCTGGAGGGCAACTTGGTTTTAATGCAGGTTCTGGTCTTGTATTTACTAATACTACTAATAATGATACATTCTTGCTTATTAATAATACTAATGGTGATTTGTTACAAGCACCTTCTACTGACGTATCTACTGGGCAGAACGTTCAAGTTAGTGGATTGTCAGGCAGTAATAATTACTCTCTAATTGCTACAGTTGCTGCTTCAGATAGATCTGCTAAAGGAAAAACTACAGAAAGGATGAAAATCCTTAAGTTAAATAAGAGTTTTGCTGCTGGTGTTAATGGTCTAACACAGGAAAATTCTGCGGGAGATGGATACGGATATAGAGTAGATGATGCTAGAATCTCACTTGGATGTGGAGACGTATTTAAGATAAAAGCAATATACGAATCTAATGAAAGTACTATAGACGCAGACAATACAATACCTCATATGCAATTTACCAACTTAGTTGGTACTCTTTCTACGGATGAAGTAATAACTGGAGATACATCTGGTGCAAGAGCAAGAATAGTTGCTGTTGGTGGTAATAGTAATAAAATTTATTTTATTCCAGTAGAAGATGATCAATTTACTGATGGTGAAACTATAACTGCACCTAATGCTACTTTAAAACTTATTAATGCAACTATTAGTAAAGGTGGAAAAAATATAACAGATAGTTATGATTTAGATGATGGGCAAAGAGATCAGTTCTATGATTATTCATCTATTGTTAGAAAACCTGGTTATGCAGCACCAACACACCAAGTGTTCGTAATATATGATCGTTTTCTTACCACTGCAGGTATCAATCCATATACCGTAGATTCTTATGATACTGCGGATTATAAGATTATTCCAAATTATGATGGTGAAGAATTAAGAGATAGTATTGATTTTAGACCGATTGTTCCTGAGAAATTGGTAAATACAGGATCTGTCACTAGTCCGTTTACTTTAAATGGTACAGAATTTTTTGATTTTGGCAGTAGAGCATTTACTGGTAATGAGACTGGTGTACCAGGTCCTGGTGAGACTACTACTATAAGTTTAGAACATTATCTTGCTAGAGTTGATAAAGTCTTTATGAATAAAGACAATGAAATTCAAGTAGTAAAAGGAGCTCCTAGCACTAACCCTGTTGAACCAGAAGATATTGAAGATGCAATGTTACTGGCAACAATCAACTACAATCCATATGTATTTGATGTTGATAAAGATGTTAGTATTAGAGAAACTAACTTCAAGAGATATACTTTCAGAGATATCCAACAGTTAGAAGATAGAATTAAGACACTTGAATATTACACACAGTTATCACTACTTGAAAGTGAGACTGCAAGTATGGAAATTAGAGACACTAGTGGTCTTAGCAGATTTAAAAATGGATTTGTAGTAGATAACTTTGCAAGTCTTTCAACTAGTGATACTTTACATAGAGACTATAGAGTATCTCTTGATTTTGATGAGGGTCAATGTCGTCCATCTCATTACACTACTCAAGTACCTCTTACATTTTCTACAGCATCTACTAATGTACAGCAAACTGGAGATCTTGTAACACTTCCATATACAAGCACAGTTCTTTTAGATCAACCATATTCTTCAGGTGTTGAGAATGTTAACCCGTTCAACGTATTCACATATGTTGGAGATATTCAGTTGCATCCAGAGTCTGATAACTGGGTAGATACTAAGACACTCAATCCTGTTAAAGGTCCTGTTGTAGAAGGTAACTTCCTTACTACTGTTAGAGAGTATAATGCTGACCAGAATGGTTTCTCTCCAGTTCAATGGAACTCATGGAAAACCACATGGACTGGAAAATCTAAATCAGTAGATGTTGGTAGTTGGAGAAGAGTTTCTAAGAGAAAGAGAGTTAGAACTATTACTACTACTAGAACAACTACTAGAAAACAAACAAGGACAGGTATTAGATATAGAGTTACTCCTGTTATTGAGCAGAAGTCACTAGGTAACAAGGTTGTTTCTGTAGAGCATATTCAGTTTATGCGTTCTAGAAACATTGAGTTTAATTGTAAGAAATTAAAACCCAGAACTAAATTCTTTGCATTCTTTGATGGTATTGCTCTACCTACTAAATTAATTACACCTAAAATTATTGGTTTGACGAAGGATTCATCTAGTGATCCTAAGACAAATAATATTCCTTTCCAAGTGGGTGAGACAGTACGTGTTAATAAACAAGGATCTCCTGGTTTTTCAGCTATGAAAGGATTTAGATTTAAGGCAAGAGTTGCAGCACCTAATGAAGGATTTGAAATTAATCCATTAGACGGTTCTGACATTCAATCTACTAATGACTATACATCTAACTTAGGTTTCCTTAACATTGATACTAAGTCTCTTGCTGATCAGGCAAAGGGAACTTATTATGGTTCACCTAAAATTAATGATTATATTATTGGAGAAACTTCTGGTGCAATTGCTAAAGTAACAAGTAAAGACTTGATTAGTGACAAGAGAGGTAAACTTAGAGGATCATTCTTTGTTGATAATCCTAAAGGTGATGGTAATCTTAAATTTAAGACTGGTAATAAATTATTCAGACTTACTGATGACGCAAACGATAGTAAGGTTATTGGTGTATCTGATTCTAGTGCTGAAGTAGAATTTACTTCTTCTGGTATCTTACAGACAATGCAAGATCAAATTATATCTGTAAGAAATGCTAAGGTCACATCTGAAGAAATGTTCGATTCTAGAACTGTTAAAGATACTAAGACTTCTAAAAAGAATGAAGTTAGATTCTGTGACCCACTTGCACAAACCTTCCTTATTGAAGATTCATCATTAGAAGGTGGGGTATTCTTAACTAAGATTGATATATTCTTCTTTACTAAGGATGAAGAAATTCCAGTATCATTAGATATTAGAACTGTAGTTAATGGTAATCCAACTCAAAGAATTGTACCTCTTTCTAAAGTTATTAAAGATCCTGAGGATGTATTCATATCTGCAGATGCTTCTAAACCAACTTCATTTGAATTTGAATCTCCAGTATACTTACCATTCAGACAAGAACATGCTATTGTATTGACTTCTGATTCTAATCAGTATAAGGTATTCATCTCCATTCTTGGTGAAGATGCCATAGATGCTGCACATGCAGGAGAGAAGATCTCTGAGCAACCATATATCGGTGTACTATTCAAGTCACAGAACGCATCTACTTGGACACCATCACAGTATGAAGACTTGATGTTCAAGATTTATAGAGCAGAATTTGCATTACCAAGCACATCATCTAATAGTAAACTTGTACTAGAAAATGCACAACTTGGTGAAGCTAACGGTGGTTTCTTAAATCTTGCAGCTAACTCCATGCAAATGACTGCAGGTCAAGATGAGATTAGAGTATTCCATGGCAATCACGGTATGCAGTCACCACTTAACTATCTACAGATGAGTGGTGTGACATCTGAAGTTCCAGATACTGAACTTACATCCACTATTAGTACTACAGGTACTAATACGTTTACAGTTAGTAATGCAGCATTATTCCATACTGACATGAGTGGAACTACAGTAAGTAATTCCAATCCTGGCTTCGTAAGAGTTCTTGGAGAAGCAGAAGATGGTAGTGGGGATGAAATTATTGCATATTCAGGTATATCTGGAAATACTATAACAATTGCTACTAATGGACGTAGCCACACTGGTAGTTCAGGTGGCACATCTGGTAAATCATTCTCCTCTGGTGCTGTTGTACAATGCTACAACCTAAATGGAATTCCACTTACATCAATCAATACTACTCATACTGCACCTGGTGGAATTATATCTATCAATAGTCCTCATAGTTACAATCTAAAAGTAACTGGTAAGACAGCAAATACTTCGATGATGGGTGGTGGAGTCTTTATAACTGCTTCTCAAAACATTCCATGGGATGTATTGACACCACAAATTCAAAATCAAACTCAACCAAAAACAAGTATTATTCCAAGAGTATTGGGTACAAGTGGTACTTCATGTGGTCCTGATAGCGATGGGGGTAATTCTGGTTTAGAGACTTCTTTTGTTAAAGATACTACTTATATTGATGTGGTTATTGGAGAAGAGAACTACTTCCCTTCTACTAAGATCATTGCTAACCAACTCAATGAAATTAATCGTATGAATAATGTGAAGTCATTTACTATGGAGTTGGATCTAGAATCTGAGGTATCTCATCTATCTCCTGTGATTGATCTATCTGCTGTATCAATTATTACAACAGCAAATGTCATTAATAACATTGAACCTACCGCTAATATTGGTAGCGAATGTGCAGCAAATTACATTACTAAGGTTGCTCGAATGGATAAGAGTGCCACTGGATTGAAGGTTATGCTTACTGCTAACACATGGACAGAATCTACTATTAGAGTGATGTATAAGTTAGTACCTGTTGGTTATGCTGGTAATCTTGATGATTTACCTTTCCAATTCTTTAATACTACAGGTATTCCAGACAGCGGTATTATTACACCACAGAATGATCTATTTACATTTACTGATTATGAGTATACAATAGATGATACTGAAGACTTTGATGCATTCCAAGTTAAGGTAAGTTTCATCGCTTATTCTCAACCATATATACCGAGGATAAAAGACTTCAGAGCAATCGCTTTAGCATAATGGAAGATAAAATACTTGATCTAATCCCTGTCGAAGGACATAACTCCCTCGGCAGGGATGCTGATTCTAATGCAATCATCAATACGGATGATACTGCATATGATGCTTACATAAAAGCAAGAGAAAATGCACGTCAGAAAGATCGTACTTTAGATGACTTGAAGAAAGAAGTTGACGAACTTAAAGACCTTATAAAAGACTTAATAAAGAAAGAGGATAAATAAAGTTAAGCTAAATATTATATGGAATTCTTAGAGAATGGCAAGTGCTGTATCCAACCTACTAATATATCAAGGTTCTGACTTTATCATCGACTTCACAGTTGAGAATGATAATGGTACAGAATTTAACCTTACAGGATATACAGTAGCAAGTTTGATCAAGAAACACTACACAAGTAGTACTTCTCAAACTGTGACAGCTGCAGTTCTGACTCCTGCTACTAGCGGAAGAATACAATTGTCTCTAACAAATTCCCAGACCGCTGCTATGAAGAGTGGACGGTATGTATATGATGTCGTTATAACCTCAGCATCTGGTATCAAGTCTAGGGTGCTAGAGGGATCCGTAAGCGTACTTGAGGGGGTAACACTTTAATGGCAAGACTAAGATTTGGAGACCAGTCAGTCCCAAGAGTCACTCGTGTCGCTACTGGTGGTGGCGGTGGCACGATTGGTGCTATGTCAGATGTAGATTTGACAGACACATCACAAGGTGGACTAGCAGAAGGGTCAGTGCTCGTATATGATTCAGCACAAACAAGATTTGTCGCCACAAATGTATTAAATCACGTAACAGTTAACGGGGGTAGCTTCTAATGGCATCCAATATTCTAATTAAAAGGAGT